GGGGTGCTCCAAAATGCCATGGAATGAGTTCTCCTGTTATCTATTTTTAATTAGTTGTAAGTTGGGAAATAGCCCCAAAACTTGGAATTATTCTCTAGTCTTCAAATGATGCGCCGGCTGACGTAATCACAAAGTCGATTGCAATGTATTCGATAGCCCGGGCAGGCTTGACCATAATCTTGGCGTACATGATGTTTTGATCAATCAAGTCTGGGGTAGTCGTTGAATCGTCTAATATTAGTTTATAATCAGTAATTCCGTAGTTGCTCATCGTCTTAGCGAGGAATGGATCAACCAAGGCTTTAAACTTATTCCAAGTGTTTGGGACGTTTTGCTCAAAGAGCACCTGCGTTGCCAAGATGGAGATCTGCTTCTTCATGAAAATCACAAGTCTGCGTACATTAATTCTGTCGAGTGCCGATTGGCGCTCTTGGAGTGTTTTTTGTCCGAAGACCACGATTCCACTAGAGGGGAAGGATGCGATTGGGTTAATTCTGCCGTCATAAAGAGTGTCTCTTTCTTTCGCGCTCAATCTTTCACTAACGTTCACCACGGGAATTCCTGCAGCTCCGTCGGAAAGACCGCCGCGATTAAATCCAGCCGGGGCAAACCACACAGCGCTTGACTTAGCTTCCGCGGAGCCCAAAACGCCCAGCATTGCTACCGTTGGCGGAATCCATACATTGGCTCCTGTGGCGTCGTCACGGGTCTGGACCCATGGATAGAAAGTGGCTCCGTAGCTAGAATCAATTCGTCGATCCTTCAGTGCGTTGGCAGCTTGAATTGGCGTAGTTCCTAATCTGTCCGCCTTATTAGCGTAATATCTTTCAGCAGACGGAATATAGACGTTAGGAAGATCGAGTAGTGTTAATGCATCTCCACGATCAGCACATAGGCGTACCATATGAGTCGTTAAAGATTCTAAAGTAAGACCCGGCACTGTTAGAAGATTCATGTTAATAACATCTGGATCTGCAACTGTGTCGATAGCACGTCGATAGGTGTGATAAATGTAGCTGTTGTCTTCCGTCGAGGAAGCGTCCATGCCCCTATTATACAGCGGGTCAGGCTTTGTAATGTCGAAGCCGTCGCTGCCGCCCCAGAAAGGAACAGTAAACTTGTTATATCCGGCATCAAGCAAGTCGGTGTAAGATGCACTCGTCACAAGACCAGACGCTACTGACTGTCGAGATCCAGAAGACCACTGATAGCGACCGTCTGAGCCTGAAACAATGTCGTCCATCGAGAAGACATAGGCAGCCGATTGAATTCCGCCGGTAACATTCAGAACTGGATCTTCGTACATGTTAGAGTAAAGCAGCATTTGAGGATCGCCCAAGCCAGTGCCCACTGAAGTACTTCCGGTGGCTCTAGTACTCGTCATTCCAAAATATGCATTTGTGGGGTTTGTCAATTTGCCGTTGCTAGCATATGTCCGCAATCTAACTTCTGGGAAACTCAATGCAAGGCTGAGATTGACACCTGAACCCGTCACTAATTGAGATGACGTGGGGTGATTGTGTAGACCGTCAGTCCGACCCCATGTTCTAGCATATCCCGAAAATCCGGCTCCGCCGGCTTGATCTTTTCGCATATAGATGAAAGTATCAACTGTCGGTGCATAATCAGAATCAAGGTAAACATCGTTGTTTTGGATGTTTTTTACCTCCGAAAAGCGAGGAGGTCCGAAGTATCCGAAAGGAATCTGTGATGCGTCCGAGGCGCCTGCCTCCACATCAGCACTCACCTCTACACGAACAAATTTTGACTTATTGGGGTATTCTCCGTAAGTCTTCAGTCTTTGTTTCGTTTCGTCCCACACGCTATATTGATCACCAATCCGGCGTCCAATAAAGTCGGTTGAGCGAGGATCGAGATTCAGATTATCAAATCGCTCTAAAACTACAACTTCGTTATCAGTATCATAAAGATCACGAATCAGAACAGAGAAACTTCCGTACGGATTAGTGGTCGTGTTAGATTGAGCGATGCGCGCAATTGATACTTTGCAGTTGCGATGAAGCCACGAACCCAAATTGAGACCAACCAAGCGGAACAATTTTTGCATGTTTTGAGGATAGAATTTTGCAGGGGTACCGATATCTTGACCAATAAACCATCCAGCTACAGCATCTCTAGATGCTTGCTTTTGCATATTTGCAGGACCCTGATCAACAGTACCGCTTCGGGCAATGGGGTAAATAATACCAACATTATTGGTACTTGTCGCAAGACCCGCATCTCTCAAATCTTGCTCGAAAGACTCTCCAAGCCAGTAATCTTTCTCAACACTGGAGGGATAAAAATTCTGCGAACTCTTGAGTTGTGGGTTTGTATTCAGTTTTTTGCGAATAAAGTTATCCGAGGAGTCATCGAAGTTGATAGCTGCATTCGTTGTGCCATTAGCAGTCTGAATTTCCAGATGAAACAGTCCATTTGAATCTGCAGTAATCACGGTGCCGAGCGATGCAGTCGTGGAGAACGAAGTCCACTTCGGTGGGGGCGTGCCGGCGGCTGTGCCGGAAAGAGCAACACCGCCATAAATCGAACCAGAAAGCATCGCAACACCGTCTTGGGTATAAATAATCGCTCCGAGGGAGGCTGTAACTCTTTGTGTTGCGGTAGAAGCTGAGGGGAATACCCACAGTCCATATGCACCACCAGCATTCGCTATCGTGCCTCCATCCGGATCATTAGTCGTCTTCCAGCCGCAGGCAGCTGCACCTCCGTCAGATTTACCTTTAACTGTTTGCTCGCCTAATAGGCGAATATAGGTCAAAGGCGCCACATTGGAATTCAAAAATGCTTTTGCGGCGTACGTGCCGTACATCGGAGACTGGAGGTTTCCATCGCGAGACACATCTCCGCGGCCGATACCGGGTACTGTCTCGCCAAAAGTCTCAACGAATTCGGAATACGACGATACTTTAACGGGTCTCATGCCCGGTCCGCGTTGAGCGCGCCCGATTACAACGGGACCAATGGCATCTGCGGATTGTGGGATGGTGCTGTTATCAATTTCGTTGATAAAAACGCCGGGGGAGACAAACTTAAATCTTTTAACTGACATGTTTCATATTTTCCTTATTCATTAATCCTCAAAAGAGGCTCCAGTATTAGTTATTACAAAGTCAATTGCAATGTATTCAATGGCTCGGGCTGGTTTCACCATAATTTTTGCATACATGATATTTTGATCAATCAAATCAGCTGTTGTCGTCGAGGAATCCAAAACTAACTTGTAGTCGGAAATTCCATAACCACTCAGCGTACTATCAAGCAGCGGCTTTATTAAAGCCTTAAACTTGTTCCAAGTGTTAGGAACATTTTGTTCAAACAACACTTGCGTGGACAAGATTGAAATTTGCTTTTTGAGATAAATTACCAATCTTCTCACATTAATTCTATCTAGCGCAGACTTACGCTCTTGAAGGGTTTTCTGTCCAAAGACCACAATTCCACTATTGGGGAATGACGGAATAGGATTGATGCGTCCTTCATATAACGTATCGCGATCATCTGAATCTAATTGCTCGCTGACAGATGTAATCGGAATGCCCGCGGCGCCTTGAGAAAGGGTGCCTCGATTATAGCCTGCAGGCGCAAACCAAACTTCTCCGGTAACTTTCTGAGAGTGCGCCACCACGCCCACACCAGCTACAGAAGGAGGTACCCATACATTGGCTCCTGTGCTTTCGTCGCGAGTTTGTACCCACGGATAGTATACAGCACCATAGCTGGTATCTATTCTTCTATCCTTGAGGGCATTAACAGCCTGAACAGGTGTTGTGGCACGACGATCAGCTTTGTTCGCATAATATTGCTCATGATTGGGAATATAGACATTTGGAAGATCTACTATTGCTAAAGTATCTCCTCGATTCTCGGCAGTGCGTATTGTGTGGGTTGTCAACGAGTTGAGTGTTAATCCCGGAGTTGCCAGCATATCCATATCAATATAGTCGGGGTCAGCAACAGTATCAATGGCACGGCGCCAAGTGTTGTAAACATAACTGTTGTCTTCTGTAGATGAGTCATTCATAGCTTTATTGTACACTGGATCGGGCTTTGTTATATCGAACCCATCCGAACCGCCCCAGAATGGCGCAGTGAATCTATTGAAGTCGGCATCTAAAACGGAGTTCGCTGAGGTCTTAGTGACGGAATCACCAGCATTTCTTGAACCTGATTTCCAAAAATAACCTCCGCCAGAACCCGAAACTACATCGTCTAGTGAAAATACATACGAATATGCGTCTACACCAGTCGGAGGACTCAAGACTGGATCGTCGACCAAGTTAGCGTACAGGAGATTTGAAGGATCTGCTAATCCGATGCCGGGGGAAGTGCTACCGGCTGTTCTGGAAGAATCGAAGCCAAAATAAGCATCTGTTTGATCTGTTAATCTTCCTGCTGATGCGGAAACTCTCAATCTAGTGTGAGGGAAAGATAAAGCCACATCGCACCAAACTCCAGTACCCGTAAGGAACGGGATAGACGTATATGTATCTGTCGATGTTCGATCGTAGGCAAGATGGACTGGTCCACCAAGCTGGACTTGATCGATGTAGAGGTATTGACCGGTGCCGGCGCCTGCATCACTAGGGATCTTTGTGGCGCCAGCGAGTGTCGGCGATCCGACTGTATATATGTTTGAGATCTGCTCATATCTTGGAGGACCAAAATATCCAAATGGTAACAATGACGCGTCTGATGCGCCGGCTTCAACATCCGAGTTGACTTGGACGCGAATATAGCCAGACTGGTTGGGGTACTCGCCATAGGTTTTGAGTTGTCTATTGACCTGATCCCACTGTGTGTATTGATCGCCAATTCGGCGCGCAACGAAATTCGGAGAAGCTGGATTCAGATTCAAGTTATCCCATCTTTCAATAACGATAACATTGTTGTCTGTATCGTTGATGTCTCGAAGAACAATAGAAAATGTACCATAATCACTCGTAGTTGTGTTAGATTGGCGAATTCTCTCAATTGAGACTTTAACGTTCTTGTGGAGCCACTCGCCCTGCCCTCTTCCGTGGAGGCGGAATAGCTTTTGCATATTCTGAGGATAATAGTTGCTACTCGGACCGGTATCTTGCGAGATAAACCACCCTGCAATCGCATCGCGAGAAGCCTGAGATAACATATTGTGGGGTCCTGTCGCAGCTGATGCGCTAACTGCAATGGGATATACGACGCCCACCAAGCTACCTGCACCCACTAAACCATCATCTCTAAGAGATTGCTCATATGATTCTCCCAACCAGTAATCCTTACGCAGATTGGTTGGGTAAAAAGAGCCAGAATAAGCTAGCTGTGGGTTTGTGTTAAGATTATCTCGGATAAAGTTATCCGACGAATCGTTAAAATCGACAAAGGCGTTCGTTGTGCCCACACTCGTTGAAATTTGTACATTAAATACTCCGTCTGTGTCACTCAAGATAAGAGCCCCTAGCGAAGATGTTACCGATTGAAATGTCCAGTTATCTCCACCGCCATCGATGGTCTTCTTGCCGCCATAAACAGAGCCGCTCAAAGCTACATATCCATTTTGACAATAGATGATGGCGCCAAGCGATGCGGTTTGATACTGTGTAGCATCGGATCCGGAGGCAAATACCCACAATCCATAGGCGCCGCCAGCCATGGCGAAGCTTTCCGTCGGAACACTCTTTCCGGGATTAAGATCCGTTCTCCAGCCGGCAGGTGCGCCGGCAGTGGTCGTGGCTGCTTTTCCGGCTGTTGTTTGTTCACCCAGCAGACGAATATAGGTAAGAGGGGCTACATTTGCATCCAAAAATGCTTTGGCGGCATAGGTTCCATACATCGGAGCTTGAAGGTTTCCGTCGCGATAGATATCGCCGCCCATATTACCGGGGACTGTCTCCCCAAAAGTGGTCACAAAGTCTGAGTATGACTCTACTTTGACCGGTCTCATTCCGGGGCCCCGCCTTGTTCGTCCGATAATGACCGGACCTACTGTCTCTGCGGATTCGGGGATGGTGCTATTATCAATTTCCTTGATAAAAACTCCGGGAGAAACAAACTTAAATCTTTTCACCGACATATATTAGGTTCCTTGCTTATATTAAAACTTGTGATGCAAACTGCCACGTAATCACTTGTAAATAGTATTCCTAAGCTCAAAAGTCCGGAAGGAAAATACATTTTCTCTTTTTACTTCAGGAACTAATCCATGAAAAAGTCGGTACCTCCCGGAAGTACAGCGGTCTCACGGGGAAAAGTTACCTCTACGATGTTTTCTCTAACTCTCACAATGGGTCGGTCGTCATTCTTCCCTTCTCCGATTAAGTGCCCCAATACTCTTATATTTATTTCTGTTTTAAACATTCTCATGTCTTCGTCTAAATTGGAGACATTGTTGTTTTGACTAAAATCGCTAGCGATAAATGCTTCGTAAAGATGACCATTTTTTCTTAGAAGAAATGAATTAATCTGACCCGTTCGTGTGACAAACGGGGTTATCAGTTCATTCATGTGTTGTTGATATTCAGTTTGGATGACCACTTTGTAGGTCAAATTCACATACACCGGAATAGGAATAGACAAGCTCTTAATAACTACTTTTTTGTTTGGGCGAGGGTAGTACTTCTGATGATCGACGTCTTGAGGTAGCATTCGCATTGATTGAGCAACTGCGAAGTTGCGGGTTTTATCCTGAACAATTTTGCGAGCAATCACCATTCTGCCTGTGCGCCCATTGCCATCTGTGGAGTATTCTTGTGCTTGATAGGCGCCCTTCCTTTCAGGATCTTTTTCAACCGAGACTCTCTCTATGCTGATCAGTGGTAATTTCAGCGCGCCGCCATCATCGCGCAATTCTTTGCGATTTTTGACTTGATATGCTCTCTCGGAAGCCTGCCAAATGATTGGGGTTTTTACGAACCCTTCATTTGTATAAGTACTCAGATCCAAGGTGTCATTTATATACTCCATGAGAGATCTATCTATGTTTTCCACAGTCGAAGCCAACATTCCTATTTCTTTTAGGCTATATGACCCTGTATTTGGTATATCGGGCAATTGTGCAAATCCAAAATTATTAACTGGCATCGAATAACCCCTTTCTTGCTCGTCGGCATCTTGCAGAGATCTCAAATTCATGGCCGGCTTGACCAAAAAGCAACCTTTGCTCTGCTAATTTAACTATTTCAAAATAAAAACCATTATATAGCACGAAATCTCCCTCTCTAACATACAAATTTTGATCATCCTCTAATCTGCGACGATGAAAAAAGACATTTATCTCCCATGACTTATCTACGCCTGCAGACTCTAGATAGGTGGTAGAAAATTCAGTATATTCCACCAATGCGTAAACTCGTACGGGGGGAAGGAATGTTTTTTCAACTGCTTCTCCATACAAATCATTAAAATTGGTAGTTTCCATATCTATAGGGTAATAGAGGATTTGCTGACCGATAACTTTTTCGATCAACTCATCATTTACTTGTTTAACTAAGTCTCTTTCTTTTTTTCCTAAAAAAAGCGGCGGTGGAGGCTGATCGGGTCTTTTCCATTCATCTGACATCTATTTTACCCCACAAATATCGGCAGCGGAGACCTTCTAAATGTTTCTTCGGCAGCCGATGCCTTTTCTTGATCGCCCTTGGCTAATTCAACGTATTCAGTTTCTTGCAGCATTTCTCGAAGCTTTGTTTTGAGATTTTCTTGCTCGTCTTTGGCTTGAGACAGCAGATCGGCGTGGTTTAGGGTCACGCTTTCTCCCGGAATAGGGATGGTAGAGAATTTACCTCTAATTTGCCCCAACATCTCCTTGCATAAGGCTAAACAATATTTTCGAATCCACTGTTTGCCGATAGCATTAATATTTGCATATGGAATATTATCAAAAGGCAGTGTATTGAGGTTGTTGACCCCATCTGTTCCATCTCTCATGGTGGGATTTTCATCCCAAGCGTCTTTTTGGACATAAAACCTTACCCAAATGCGGTTACTCTCTTGAAAGCCCCAATAAGATGGCGTTGGGTAAAGTCGTAATTTATTGTCGATTAATTCATATGAATAATTTGAAGTTCGAGTGACAATGGAGTCTTCATACATAATTGCTTGCATTTTATTCTGCCATGTGGGTATAATTTCAAAAGTTGAGTCATCTGCGAATTGTCCGTAAGTTGAATAATTACCAACAACGCCCACGCCCCCATAATAGCCATAAAAACGCCACATAGCTCTGGGTGATTTAAAAAACACCTTTGTTACGAATATTCTTTTATTGTCAACCCTGTCTTTAAAGGGAACAGTGTCGCCAGACTCATCTACTCCAGATACCGAAGCGCTCTGAATAATAGTCTGTAAATCATAGTCTTGAACATTGCTTTTTGGCTGAAAGGATGCAGAATATTGAGGTTGCGTTCCGCCAAAACCCGCCATTGCAGACATTCCGTCTCCCACTCTCTTGGCGTACGTGAGTTGCGTTCGAGGAAACTTTAAGTTACTTCCACTGGGTCCTGTTTTGCGTTCGCCCTTATAATCAAACGTGCCGGTGGTGGCGCCCAAGGTATCCGAGAGAATATTTTTTCCTTGGTGTAGGTTGACGATATAGGAATATTCGAGGACTGCTTCTTCATAAGCAGAGTACACATTTGCATCGGTAAGCTCGATATCCACAACATCGCCACCAAGTTTTTTGTATACATAATTAACTTGAAGTGCGGCGCCTGTTAAAAAGTCGGCTGAGCCGGTATACATGCCAAACGGCACGGATGATGATACATTACTGGCGCTCCCTGTCTTAGAAAGAACAATTGCGCTTGTTTGTGATCGTGGGCTGAGGTTAGTTGGCACGAATACACCCTCCTATTACTTAAATAGTCAAATGTTCATGATGTTCCATCTTTCTCTTTATAAACATAGACCGTGTAGTCATCCAGCCCGTAATCGTTTCTTATGGTGTAATATTTAGAGAGTTTTGTGGTGATGAAATTTGCCATCATATCGTGCGGAACGTGAAATAAACGATCGTGCACGTAGTTCAGATGATTCGACATCACATTAAAAGCAATGCCTTTCTGGGCTCTATCAAAGAGTGTTATGGCGGTTTCGGAAAAGAACTCGAACATTTCATCAAATGTGAGATCTATCTTTTCGGTAAATGTTCCATTACAAACAGCATAATCAAAATCAAAAAATAATGACTCTTTATTTACATCCACGCAGTAGAATCTCCCTT